ACATGGGTCACTATGTCGGTGCGATTCGGAGATTCCGATTATATCGATGAACAGATTTCTCTTGGCTACAAAGTGATTGGGAGCCGAATGACAAGAAGCCATTCTCAAAAGATTGCTAAAGAAGCCAAGGCATCTCACAGAGCATCTTGGTTCAAGAATGGCGGCGTTGGTGCATATCTTTTGGATTTATTTGCAAAAGGGGAAATCACATGGGAGGAATACATGCGCCGTGAGAAGCAGGACTACATCGTGGCAAAGATTCCAATTCAGCGTGAGCATATGAAACAAGAACTCAACGATTTGCGTTTGCAATGGAATGAGATAGCATCGATGGGGGAATCCCAATGACTTCGATCATCTTGGCGTGTCCTCAATGCGGAGGCAAGATGTGGCACGTGTCTATTGACAACGATGGCTACCACAACGAATGCTGGAGGTGCGGCAACTTTGTTCACTTCGGTGCAGAATTATCCGTCGATAAACCTGCAAAGAATGCGTTCCTTGAGTTCAACAATTGGAACACAATCGAACTCGATCTCATCACCTTGCAAGAACAATCTTCGACCTGGCACATGGTCATCACTGATCTTGATGCAGGAGGAGATCATGACAACAGCCCACACGGTATGGAACTTCACGATGCTTTGGCTTACGGGATGAACTGGTTCTCGAACAATACTAAGGATTCGGTGCTGCTTGCATCGGATTTCATTTGGTCTTCAATCAAAGAACACCATTTCAGTGGCAAAAAATATGTGGACTTTTACTGTGATAGCATGGAGAACTTCATAGCAACTCTTTGGGAGGAATGAACATGGGGCGTTACGGTGGACATGAATGCGGGAAATGTGGCGGTTCACACCGAGGTACATGCCCTGCATATTACGATGCGGCGGAACACCTCCAAGATCAAATGCCTCAAGAAGAATCTGGATGCTCTAAATGTGGTACATTCTCCGATGTTCATGAGTGCCATCATTGTGGCGTTGTCCTTTGTATTGATTGCGACCCTGATGAGATGCGCTCTGATCATGATGACCACACATACTGTCATCAGCACGGCCCAGATAGTTGTGAGGATTGATAAGGGCGACACCGATACGGTGATTCCATGCAACCCCAAGGCAATTCACAACAACCCGTGTATATCATGAAGAATGGAACGCAACAGACCAATGGTTCAGCCGCTCAACGAGGAAACATTGGAGCAGCGAAGGCAGTTGCAGATGCAATCCGCTCAACTCTCGGACCTCTTGGAATGGACAAGATGTTGATCGACCCTGCGGGGAATATCCTAATCACGAACGATGGTGTATCCATTCTGCGGGAGATCGGGATTGAACATCCTGCGGCCAAGATGATTGTTGAGGTCGCCAAGACACAAGAAGACAAGTGTTTCGATGGTACAACTTCTGCGGTAGTATTGGCTGGCGCATTATTGGCTGAGGCAGAACGGCTCCTTGACAAGAATATCCACCCCACTACGATCATCAAAGGATACCGCATGGCGCGTGATTATTGTGTCAAAGAGTTGAAGGAATGGGTCAAGACAAAAGACATTCAACTGAAAGAACTCCAAGAAAAGCACAAAGCCGCCGCTTCAACGTCTTTAACGGGCAAATCTGCTGAGGGGATTCGGTCTTTCTTAGTGGACATCTGTGATCGAGCGGTACAAGCGGTCGAATCTTTTGAAGACATCCAAATCCTCTCAGCCAGCGGGAAGGGGGAACTCGACACGATGCTTGTCAGTGGTGTTGTGGTGGAGAGGCCATTGTGCAATCCTTCCATGAAGAAAGACATCTTAGACGCTCCAATTCTCCTTTTGGATACAGGAATTGAGCCAAGGGATACCAAAATGGATGCTCAGGTTCAAATCACCTCTCCAGATCAAGTGGCTTCTTTCTTGCAACAGGAAGAGGATGCTATCAAAGAGATGGTCGATAAGATCATCGAATCAAAGGCAGAAGTGGTTTTCACCCAAAAGAAGGTGGACGACTTGGCTTTGCATTATCTCTTGAAAGGGGGAATTGTTGTGATCGACAATGTGCAAAAGTCTTCTTTGGTATCGCTCGCTAAAGAAACAGGTGGAACCATCGTTTCATCGCTATCGCAGCCAATTGGAAAGGATAACTTGGGCCGTGGAGATTACCATCTAAACGAGAAGTTCGATAATGAATTGGTATTCATCACGGCGAGATCAAGCAAATACCAAACTCATGCAACTATCATTGCAAGTGGGGCAACTCGCCATGTGGCAGAGGAGATTGAACGCGCCCTCGAAGACGCGGTTGGGGTATGCTGGCTTGCTTGGAATGAAGAGGTTCTCCCTGGAGGAGGAGCCACTCATGCACACTTGTACGGATCACTGTCGGTTGACGAGATGGATCGAAAGCACGGCAACGGGAGAGTCGGAATGGCTATCGAAGCATATCGTGAAGCATTGATGTCAATTCCTGAGTCCATTGCAGAAAATGCGGGATTAGACCCAGTTGATGCACGTTCATCTTTGCTGCATTACCACGCCACCGGACCTGGTGAGCCATGGCATATCAATATCGAAAACGCAGAAACACCATCCCATGCCCGTCAAACCGGATTGGTTGAGCCTTTGTCTTTGCACACTCAAGCCTTGACTTCTGCAACAGAAGCGGCGATTATGATCTTGCGAATTGATGATGTCATTCGCATGAATCCTGAAGGCGCAAAATCTCCGATGTGAGGATTTATGTGTGAGTGGATTCTGTCTTGAATCCATGGCAAGAACAGTGCGGATGAGAGCGAGAATTGTTGAGATGTTGATGGACTTAGGTCCGATGACGACAACAGACATATTCAATCAATTGAACAAGCATCGTGGATCGTTTGCCTTGAAACATGGGGCTACATCGAATCAACTCAGCAACGTGTTAGGGAAGAATGCAACATTTCGCAAAATCACAAATCAAAACGATGTCACCGTAGGGCTTGACGGATATGCGTACCCAATATGCGTTTGGGATATTGATCGAGATTACCTTGAATCTGGAATTTACATTCGAGGAATCACCGATAAATTGAACCAACCAAAGCCCACACCATAGGGCAGATTCATATAGGCCACCCGTTGTGGATTGATTGCTCCGATGAGCAAGGTGAAAGCATGTCCAAGAAATTTTTAGCCGAGCAGATAGATGATGAAACGACCGATCTCCCGCCCGATGTGGGTCCAGCATTGAAGTTGTTAGGCACAGTCCTAACAGAAAAATTCTGGAAAGAAGGAGAATTCTTGAGCAAGGAAGAAAGGAAGAACAACCCAGGTCCTTTGGCCCTCGTTGAACGCTCCGACATCCAAATTCGTGCTGGCAACCGTTTGATCACACTGATTCCCTCTCATGAAAGCAAACCGATGGTATCGATTCCCGTTGGTCAAAGCGACAAGAGAACTCCTGCAACGATACCACGTGAATGGCTCATCGGGACATTCCTTGATGGTATGCTTTCTTTGTTTGAAGGCAACACAGAAGTGGTTTGGAAATATGTTCAAAACATCAACGCAGCCATTGACGCCGCCGCTGAAATTGATGAGGACAACGGAAAGATGAAGATCAATCCCAAAAAATTGGGAGCGCATCACCATCCTGTTGAAGTTGCAGAGATGCTTGAATCTATGAAGCGTCAATACACTTCTCGATCAAATGGTTCTGCTGTCCTCAATTTCGGTATTGAAATTACAGAATTGCAACCCATTGACCCTAAACCTGCTCCAACCGAATTGCCATCCAACCAAATGGCAGAACGGCTCCTTTCGAGCATCACCCACAATTCCACCCCTGAAGAGGAACAGGAGGTCAGCGAGGTACTTTCGCCTCTTACCGATCCTGAACCTGCTTTGACTGAGGCTGACGACGCATCCCCGCATGAGTTGGCCGATGAGGTTGAAGAATTGGTGTCCGTTGTCGCTGACCCAACGCCACCAGTGGATACAGCCAACCCTCACAACTTCAAGAAAGAACCTATGGAATGGGTCAAGTGGCAAATGTCCTCTCTTTGGTTGGACAACGAGGATGAAGACGCAAACCTCACGATTGAGGATATTGCTGAACTTGCAGGTTGTCATGTGCAAACCATCAAGCGAGTGTTGGATCAATTCGAGGCAAGTGTCACGGATGAAGATCACATTGAACACAATGGACACAGTGGCGGATGGACAGAACTCGGATTCAACTTGAATGACACCCTCCGCCTTCTCATCACCTGTGAGCGTTCCCCGACAGGCCGTTATGCACGTGGCCGACCAATCTGCTTTAGGGTTGCTTCAAAGTTGGATTTGCCTTTCGGTGGGCCAACAACTATCGATGACATTCCACTCGCAGCGTTGTTCGATGAAGAACCAACTTCGAGAGAATCTGTTGAGGCTGAATGGGAAGACATCATCGCTGATGCCGAACCTGTTCTTCTTGAAGACCCACCTTATGACGGGACACTGAAAGCATTTGACGACACAGATCCCTCACTACATCCCTGCCCCGATTGTGGCACGATGATCAAAGCGGAAGAATGCCCCAAGGAGGCTCCCGATTTCGTTTGTGGCGATTGCCATGCCATGCGTGTCAATGAGGACGAGCAATGGGCTGAGGAAACTCAACAACGCCTTGCTCAACAGGCCATCTATGAAGGAACGGCTCTCGACATCGCTGAGGTGGAAGAACCTGTTCCTGAGCCTGTTGCAGAGGCTCCCGCCAAGCGAACCGCAGAGGATCAATTCCCGATCTCCCAACTCATTGGCCGAGGTGGTCAATGATGGCATTCATCAAGAACCGATACATCGTTGGCGATCTTGTCGTGGCTAAGGTGGACATCATTGAACCTGGTTTTGAAAAGCACGTGGAAGGTGCTTCCGAGGCCGATGCCCCATGGCATCATGCAGAGAAAGGACACATTGGGCTTGTGGTCTATGTGGATCCAGAAGACGGAATCCCCTGCGTTCGATTCGCTAACAGCGGAACGGCAACGGACTGTGGCTTCGATCAAATCGAACTCAAAATGCGATGCCATTCCATGGTACATGGAAAATTTGCAGGGATGGGTTCCGAACACTATCCTGACGTTGGACTCGAACACGCTCCCACTGATGACCAAATTGAACCTGCTGCATCTTCATCAAGGGGTGCGAATTTTGGCAAGTAAGATCACTTGCCGGTGCGGTGACGCAGCATGCCCTCAACGGGCAAGATGCTATTCGTTTTATCCAAGGGAGGAAGAGGAATGAGGCTTTTCAACAGGACTTGCAATCGAAGGGATTGTTATGAACCTGCACGATCAGGATTCCGCTTCTGCCACGATTGGTTGGCGAACAAGACATGCAAAAAAGACAGGGAGGAGGAATGATGTCGTTCACTGGAAAGCGCAACAGCGGCCCTCGAAAGACCATGTTCCACCGCAAGCCAAAGTCAAGGAGTATGGCGAACCGTGTGTGGAATACTGTTCATAGCGTGTATGGTCGGCCACCAACCTGGATGCACATGATTCCCCCTCGCCGTTGGTATGAAGGGGATGACGGCGAGAAAGTCTTCACGGAAACAACACGTTGGGTTATCTCGTTTGATGAGAACGGGGAAAACAAAATGATCATAGATGGCCGAGCCAAAGATGTGGCTGAGGCAATCTTACAAGGGGGAATCCATGATGCTTGACGAGTTCAAATTCCCCCATGCTCCAAAAACACCCTTGTCCGTGATTGTTTGTGAATTGGATCCAAGTGAAAAGTGGATTAAGAATCACCCCTCCACCCGTTCTGCTGTGATCGATGATAGTCTTTCATATCCTGAAGACTTCTCGGAGGTTATAGCGTTCTTGCCAGCGGTCGAACTCCCCCATGCATTAAAATCACTTGATTTTATTGTATTCATTGATCTTTATGGAAACGTTGGACTCATGCCAATTGACAATGCAAGGAAGAATTACGATCCTTTGGTGAGAGAAGATACATCTGTCGAAGAACACTTTAGGCGTATGTACCTGCATAAGAAATTCACCAATGCTATGGAAAAGGCAGGATGGCATTGTATGACATCGGAAACAGATCTCAAGGCATTCCGTGATTTGACACAGCCATCAGGAACGGAATTGTTCAAGACCGTGTTGTATGGAGAAGATGGAGAAGTGGATTCGGAAGAGGAACCCCTGCCATACGATCCAATACCAGAAGCAATACTGAAAGGACTCGAACGCTTCGCCTTTTGCGAGGCTTGCGGCCATCCTCACGATACGGATGCATACTCCTTTGAGGTGGATGGCTGCGAGTCGTGCGGTGCTGAATTCGACGGAATGAACTTATTGGGGCAGATCTTCGTCATCGGAAGCAATGAAGATTCCATGCCAGGTTTGGATCAAGAGGAATGGGCATGACTTTCACCATTCCCGATCCACGTCCTCGAAAGCCATCTGCAAAGATTCCACGGTGGTGGAAATGCGGATGCGAAGTTAATCTGGATTGGGTTCTTGATGGATTCCAGTATTGCCCATACTGTGGAATGAAGTATCCAAAAAATAAATTGAATTTGATCGGCAGATGGATGTCCTATTCAAGTTGGCATACGACATACAGAAAAATTTCTGTTTCACGTGATGATATGATGCAATGCAAAACAGTTGAGCATGAGCCTGGAAATAAGGGATTTACTTCAAAGTTATGAGTGAGCCTTTAAGCCCCATATCCCTTTGGATAGAATCATGTGGCTTTTTGACAGAGCGGCGAAACGGGAACAGATGCGTAAAGAGCATGAATCATTCATTGCTCCTTTGAAGAATCTGCTTGCTGAATTATTTGCTGATCGAGGTATGCTCTTAGGAAGCACACAATATAATGAAATGATTGGAGTTGAGAAGTGTAAAGCCCTCAGCGAGATCGATGACAGAATTATTGCTGTCAAGGAAAGAATACATTCGGAGGCTACGCGATGGAAGCAACGTCTCTTGTGAAAATATGGGAAGAGGAAGATGAAGGGCAACTTTGGACATTGTGTTCAACCCTAACCTTTGGAATGGATTGGGAGGTTGCGGTTATGATTGCGCCTCCAAATCGAGCAGGTTGGAGTGTTGTTGATGTTGATGCAACAAACCTTGTTTCACGTGCCATTGCGGATGAACATCTTGCAACAATTCAAGAACATCTCAAAAACATTGGATACAGGCTGAATAATGATCATGTCAAGTGGCGTTGGAAGTATGATCAAGCGGCAGAATCATTCCGAATGAATCTTCGCGCTCCAAAAATTGTTGCACCACTTCTGGAGGAGGAATGAAAATGAAATGTGAAGATTGCGGAAGCAAGAATTTGATACCAAATGGGAAGAGATATTGCCCCCTCGAAAAGATCGAGAAGGATACTCTTCGATGCAAACAATGTAGGAGGTGGTTTTTTGGCGGTATCCATGCCCAATCCGAATGAGGAAGACGTCGAATGGGCGTACTACCTATGGAACTCTCTGTCACGGGATGGCGGCAAATGGATCCTCCCTGGTGTGGGAGTCTATCGCAGAACTGGTGATAAGAAGTTATCATTAACCGAAATTCATTTTGCGAAACCGAATAAAAACGAATTTGAGCAGAGTGTATTTGATCGACACCACTGGATTATGGTTCTCGCGGATAACATTGGGTGGACAATAGACGAGGCTGTTGAGTTGGCTAAGGACGAAGATGGACAGTTAAACATCCCTGACGAAATGATTGGTCATGTTTCGATCTGCAATGCACGATGCGGAGCCATATTACGAGTTGAAGAACCAGTTCCTTCCGAGATTTACGAATTGATTGATGAAGAACTGAGATGCCCCTGCTGCCAGCAGGAGCAAGTCATCGAACCCGCTTTGAAGGGAATCCATGTCATCGTTGATGATCGGGGCTGGCAATTGAAAAAGCAACGTCAAGAAGAGGAATGATTCATGAGTCAAGATTTTAATTCAAGATTGAACGGAGTTGTCCCTTGTCAATTCCAACCTGGTCATGAATTACATGTTATGACAAGTGAAGCATTTGGAACGAGAGTTCTCAATTTACGCTTGAACAGAATCATACCATCCATCAGAGGATACACGGGCTATACTAAGCAGGGTTTTATGCTTCAAAGGGATGAAGCGAGAGTGCTGTTAGAACAACTTCTCGAAGTGGTGAACGACGATGATCAGTGGGAAGATGATGCAGAGGAAATCGTTCCAATAGTAGGTGAAGAAGATGCTTGAACGCTGGCTTGAAAAACATCATGAAGTGATGGAGCAAATGATGATAGATCTTGAATTGCCAATTGAATTGCTAAATTTCTGCTATGATCTTTGGTTGGGAGCGAGGTTGAAAGCACCAAGGACGCCAAACTCCCTGATCGTTGATTGCATTTACACCATAGCGCATATGACTGGCAACAGACGTTCCTTCACGCAAATGAAAGACGCATCGATGAGAGTCATTGGGCGGAGGTGTGAACCTCTCCATCATGACAGAAGGCGCAAGCGAGCAGGTGATACGCGTTGGGTCGAAACAGATTGGGGAAAACATTTGATTCTTTCATTGGTAAATGATGAGTCGTCGTATGACGATTTAGTCAATGGAAGTGTTTGATTGACGACAAATTACAGGGAAATATCCGAGTCTTTGAGAGTGGCCCCTGTATTGAAAACAAAGAAGTATTCTTTGATCGAGAATTTGCTTCGTAAGAATCATTTGAATCAATGGAAAATTGTTTATCTCATGCATTCCCCGTCATCTAAAGTTAGGTTGTCGGACGAAGACTTTCGAGAGATTTACTTCCTGCTCACAGATCTGTACCCCGAAGAAGTTGAACCAAATCCAGATCCAATAAATCTGTTGTCTTATTTGTCAAAGGCTTCCAAAACAACATCGATTTCGGAAAGAGTCTTTGAGATCACACGGCAAGTTCTTCATGAGGAAAGAGATAACGCAGAGAGGGCAGCATTACTTCGCCCGTTGTTTTCAAGAATTGAAAGAGAGGATCTGTTTTACGCTTTGTTGCGTATGAGTTCCAGACCATTGCCGATCAACCGACATGATGTTGTCAAGGCTTTAGCAAGAGCAAACGGAAAATTGATGAGGAACATTCGTAAAGCATCGTTTCTTATTGGTATGGAAAAAGTATGCCAACGGCTATCCAGGGGAGAAGACATCCAAGAGATCTTGACCCCTGCGCTTGGAATTCCAATGATTCTTCCATCTCCATCGGTCTTGAGCATTGATGATTTACCGTTTGGCAAATGCTACATGGAAATACCAGAAGGGCAATGGATGACACTCCATGTCCTGCGAGATGATATTTTCATGTACGACTCCGTGGGGGCAAAGGTCATTGTGGAAGACGCTACACGGCAGATGGTTAAATCTGCTTCAATTGATGAGGGCATTTACCTTGTTGAGTACGCATCAGGGAGAGACATCGAAATTCAAATTCTCGATCAGTTGAACGTTGATAGTGACATGATGTCGTTTGAAAAGCGTAGGGCTGGAATCAATTGTGCAGAGTGGGCAAAGAAAGATATGGTTTTGTTGAAGGATGCCTCCTATTATATGGAAAAAGTTGGAGTATCACAACCTGTATTACTTTGGAACTACAATGGGGTTTTGACCTATGAAAATTCCATTTATGAGGTTGCCTTGCTCAATGCACAAACATCAAAACATTCCATTTTCCAAGTGGTAGGAGGCGTTTATACTGTTGAAACCCCGCTTGCCGCACCTAAGTTGAAGAAATGGCGAGTTGCTGTTCGAGATGGCGACTCATATTATCCAGTGGGGTTGATCGAAGCCGTACCTTCGTTTTCGCTGAACAGATTCATCAAGCCACACAAAGTTGCAGATGGAGAAGAGGTTGTCATGATCTCCCCCGTGTTTGTGAAAGTCAAAGTATTGGGATCTGGATGGGGCGACTACGGTGCGTACATTCAAGGGGTCATCACTGGTCACGCCGAACAAGCGGGCTTGTCCGATTGCGTTAGCATCGATGAACTCGAAGTATTATCCAAGGGATGGGAAGATGGATATGGCGATATTATTGGAGATCGGCAAGAAGATTAGAGATTGGGCATTACGACAAGAGGGGCTATTTTCATGGTTAGCAATACCGATGGCGGTCATTATGATATTGGGGGCGACATTGCTTTATCTCCTGTTGATGATGACGATAATCCCCTTCATATGGATCAAGCAGAAGGTGATTTGACCTCGTTCATCATGTCGGCAACTTTGATTCGTGGTCAAATTCGTTGCAAACTTTCAACGATCTATCAGTGTGGGTATGAGATAAGACCCATAATTTGGTTCGTCAAGCGAACGCCCCAGGTTGAAGACAATTTGAAACGTCTTGGTCTTGAATATCGTGACACATTTGTTCGTACACAAGACATCTCTAAATTGTGCCATGCATACCGCCGCTACTTCAATTTGAGCAATATGGAAAATCAGTTGAAAATGGTCGATCACTTTAATGGCATATTGCCGCAGCCACACAATCACGAAGAGGTTGAGGAGATCATTGACTTGTTAGATGAACAGAGTGAGTCTTTAAGACCCCCCTCCCCTTCGGATGAATCCCGCAAAGGAAGTGAACAAACATGAATGAAGCATTGAAGAGAGTAATGGACGCCAAGAACTGGGATGAAGCCACGACGAAGGAGAACTTCGCCACCTTCATCAAAGAAAACTACCCCGAAATTTGGACACAAGCAGGTACTGTTCTTGCTAATGTGTCGCCTGATGACATCGATTTCTTCTCGTCTGCATTTGAAGTGAACAGTGTTCGCCGCAAAGGATCCGGTGGCAAAGGCGAAGAATGGGTTGGAATGGTCGTTGCTTATGACGGCACACGCGACACAATGGGTCGTCAAAGAGATTCGGCAATCGATGCCGCAGAAGTCAACATCAGTCAAGCCCTCCGCTACGGCATTGAAGTCAATGGACGCACCGTTTCGATTGGCCGTGTTTCCAAGAAAGACGGCGAATGGGTTGTCTATGATGCCAACGATGCCATCACATACAAGGAATCAGTCAAGGGCGAAGACGTTCCGCTGTGGGTCATCGCCATCAACGGTGGAGCCTCTCACATCTGTCTTTTGAAGGCCGACAACCGATCACCAAAGCGAGCCTTCATGCCAAAGCGCAAGTGGCTTTTCATCGGCAACACAACCGGCTCCTTCTTCTCGGAAGGGCCATTGCCTCCAATGACGCTTGAATGTTCTTTCTCTGCCGCAGAGGTTGATTTGCAACTGTTCCGCCCAATCCGATTCAAAGCGGAAAAGGAAGCAGCATGGAAGCCAGCAGGTTCCACTGAACCTGATGAGGAGATTCTCAAAGCACTTGACCTTGATCCAGATTATGGTTTGGATTGGGTTGAAGATCAAATGGTCGCAAAGGCGACTCAAATCTTCTCCCCCGATCAATTCTTGGCTAACTTCATGGAAACGGTTGATTTGGCCTCTGCCTTCGACTATCACATGGAGAACCGCAAGATTCTGTCAAGTGGTCGAGATTGGGGTCCGACATTCGCCATCAGTGGGACAGTTGATTACATCGACTATGCTGGAAAGGAGAATGCTTACACCGAGGGTGGCTTCAAGCATTCCCTCACATTGACCTCGAACAGCCTCCGCCGTGAAGATCCAAAGGCAAGTCTTTGGCTTGACGTTCCACGCGTTCTTGTTGAAAGCCATCATGCACTTCAAGTCAAGAAGGCAGACAACTGGAAGGACTTTGCTCAGGGAAGCCGAGTGTGGGCTGTTGTTCGCTCTCGATCATGGCAAGGTACTGACGGAAACATCAACCTCAACATGGACGCCCTCAGCGTCTATGCCATGCCTCTTCGTTCCATCGTTGCACAGAATGCCCCTGACGACGCTAACAGCCTCGGTCACACGGAGGGATTTTGAATGGCGGGAACTGGATTCTTTGACAACTGGGAACCCGTTGATACCACCAAGGAACCCGTCCGTGGAGAACCTGCTGCAACTGTTGCAGATCTTCCTTCGACCTCCTCAACTGGAGTCACTGTCGCACAAGCACCTCCTCTTGAGGCTTTGATCGATGAAGCACCCGATGCTCCTGAGCAAGAACCCGCCGAACCTGCACCACTTCCTCCTGTCGGAGATCAAGAAGGCATGGTTTCTGGATTCACTGAGGTGAAGCCTCCGTCCAAAGACGGGTGGCAATTGCCACAATCAGCCAACCCTGCTTGGAAATTGATTGCGAAGGCGGTCAATACCAATCTCCGAGATTTCAACTTTGTTTTTGCAGGTGTCGATGGCCCTCGAAAGGCAGGTAAAACTGGATTTGTCTTGGACTCCCTCACAGAGGAGGAAATCGCAAATGGCGCACAGATCTGGCACGTGGACTTTGATCTTGGCGGGGAAACCACAAAGATGGCTCACCACAAAGACAAGGCGGCGAATATCGTCGTCCTCAATCCATGGGTTGTTTTCAAGGCTCGAAGCCGTGTCCCCTTTGACTTCCCTGCTACTTTCCAAAACACCATGGACATTCTGCTCTATGCGGTGGAAGTTGCTGAGGCTCAAGAGGACTACTTCCTTGCTCACGGGAAGATGCCCACGCCTTATCTCAAGACTCTCTGTTTCGATGGACTCGACCATTGGTTGAACATCTGCGAAACAGTCATGAAGATCGAAGACCTTGAACTGGGCGTTGATGGCATCGCCGTAGCAGGAAAGGCGGCAACCACAAAGATTGGACGATTCAATTGGAACATCCGAAAGAATCGTTACAATGCAGCCATGTCAAATATGCTTGAATTAGCACGTCGCTTTGTTCATGTGTATTGCATCACGGGCCGCAAGCCGTCTTATGACAAGAACGGCAACGAGATCCGTGGAGCGGATGTTCCCGCATGGCTCAAGGACTCCGAGCGTGATTTCCAACAACTCATCTCAGTTGACATCGAAGAAATGCGCGATGACCATGGTGCATTGAATGGTGAATCCAAAGCAACTGCTGTGTTGAAAGCGAACCGCACAAGCCTCGACAGCCCTCCTCCAGTGGTACTCTTCAAAAGGACTCATGATGGAGGAATTTGGAACGGTTGGCCTGGTGTCAGCGACGGTTCCTTCCGACATCCTGATGATGTCTATGATGGCGTTTCGATCAATGAAGACGGTGAATTAGTCGTCATCCCTGGAGTTGAGTGAATGAGTCAAACATCACTGGCTGGTCAGGAACATGGGTACACCCTCTCGTTCGAGCATACCCCAGAGGTCATGAACGAAGCATACCGCATCCGTGGTCTTTTGCACACGAAGCATGACATGACATTTGACACGGGAGTCGGTTCCGAAATCGATTGGTTTTTGGATTGGTCGCTTAGTGGAAATCACATGAACGACGTCTTCGCCGCTCTCACCATCGTGCTGAAATACATTCACGAATCAACAATCATCAGCGGTTATACGATCACGAAAACTCGGTGATTCGATGGAGGATGAATTCCCTAAGACAGGAATGGTTGCATTCAGCGGTGGCAAGGACAGCGCAGCCATGCTCTTGCGTATGCTTGAGTTATGGACACAGGGGGATAAACGATACCCAATTACCAAGATCACATTTGCAGACACAGGATTTGAATTGCCTGAGTTGATCGAATACATCCGAATGATCGAGGCGTACATTCAAAAAACATATCCCGAATTGGATTTGAAAGTTGATTTTGTTGGATCTCCTCGAACATGGGACGACTGGTTCTATGGTGTGATCTCCAGAGGGAACAACAAAGGAAAACAACGTGGCGCACCCCTTAGAGCGTACCCTTGCTATTGGGCAAGAGAAGCCAAGGTGCAGCCTTTGCAAAAGGCTCAAGCGGATTGCGACGTCGTTTATATCGGCATTGCCGCCGACGAAGCCCATAGAGTCGGCAAGAAGGAAGACAAACGAAACGACAAGAACAGATACCCTTTGGTCGAGTGGGGATGGTCGGAAGCCGATTGTATGCGCTATCTTGACGAACGCAATTTGGTCAATGAGTTGTATGTCAATTTCAATCGCCTCGGTTGCTTTCATTGTATCAAACAGCCTCTTGATTCATGGTGGTCGCTTTGGCGTGGCTATCCCGATCTGTGGGAAATTGCAAAGCATTGGGACAAGGAAAGTGTCAAGGTCAGCAATCATGGCCTAAGATCAATGAAACCTGGCAAGGATGGATACCTGTTAGAGGAATTGGAAAGCCGATTCAAAGAGGGGTACAAACCCTTGCCAAAGAAAGGATTGTATGATTGCAACTCCTGCAAGGCTGTATCCTTCACTGCCACTGGACAAATGTCCTTGGCTGATTTCGATAGCGATGAAGCCATTGAAAGAATGAATCCAAAATTCATAGATGAAGAACCACCTGCCTGTGATATGCTGGCATCTCCTAATGAGATGAAAATACACAACTTGATCGAAGTAAATTTAGAGGAGGAATAAACCATGAAAGAACGTTTGAAATTGAAGCCACCGAAGTTGATGCCCGTCCCTCGAAGGGATGATGTGAGGGGAACCTATGCATGGCATCCAGGGATGAAGGAATACAAGGGGGAAGACGGAAAAATTTACACGCCTGTCCTGCGAGTCTCCAAATCATCATGGTCAACATTCACCTTTTGCGAGCAGCAATACTTCATCAAATATGTTCTTGGAGTAAAGGAGCCTCAAAATGATGCAATGCTAAGAGGAACAAATGTTCACGATGCATACGAATACATCCTCGATCATCTCCTCGACATCCATGAAGCCCATGCGATTCGAGATCATCAAGGAGAGGAGGCTCTCCATGACTATTTCCAATCATTGATTCCAACGAGTCAAGTATCAAAGGGGTGGGATGATGAGATCGCTCAACACACGGGCAATCCTTACCTTCTGGATGAGGAAAAGCATCTCGCCCGATTGATGACCGCTGAGGCAAAACGTTTCTTCCACAGCGACCCTGTTTATTTCAAGCCACTTGGAAATGAGAGGACCGTTGATGCCTTCGTTGAAATCGAAGTAAATGGGGTTGTTGTGCCTGTTCACTTGACAGGGATAATTGATCGACTCTTTGTTGGCCCAGAAGGGGATCTGCATGTTCATGAATTAAAGACTGGTTTGTGGAAAGATAAGAAAACAAAGTACGAAGGCATGGCAGGAGAAATGGCATACTATGTTTATTTGCTACGCAAATCCGACGATCCTGAATTGGGAGGAGCCAATATCAAGTATTGGGGTTGGGATCATACCAAAGGACTCGAAGGAGAACCTGATCGCATCTATCGTTTTGTTGAGCGAGTTCAAACTGGCATAGTCAGCAGCATGATTGCAAACCTCAAAGCAATGGTTTCAGCACACCTTCGATACAAAGGCGATTTTAACGGCAAGTCTTTCGCTGTAAAGCCTCCAAACGCTGAGAGGTACATCTGTGAGCCTTGGTGTAAAGTCGATGGATACTGCCCTAAGAATGCACGTTATCTCATGCCTAAAGAAATGAAGGAAAAGGCGGAGGGGAATTGATGTGCGATATATCAGCCTGTTTAGCGGAATCGAAGCGTGTTCAGTTGGATGGCGAAATCTCAATTGGGATCCTGTTGCCTTTGCTGACTTTGATGATTTTCCATCTGCGGTGCTTGCTCACCATTATCCAAATGTACCCAACCTCAAGGATGTGTTGAATGTTGACTGGTCAAAATATGAAGGAGCAGCCGATCTCGTCGTCGGAGGAAGCCCCTGCCAATCCTTTTCTGTCGCAGGAAAGCGACTTGGAATGGATGATCCACGTGGCAACTTGGCCCTCCACTATCTCCGAGTTGTTGGGGCAGTTCGCCCAAAGTGGTTCCTCTATGAAAATGTCCCAGGTCTATTGTCATCAAACGAAGGAGATGATTTTGCCATCTTCCTCGGAGAAGTGGCGAAACTCGGGTATGGGTTCGCCTATCGAGTTCTTGACGCTCAACACTTCGGAGTACCCCAACGAAGGCGTCGAATCTTCGTTGTCGGATGTGCTGACGGAGATTGGAGAAGTGCCGCAGCGGTACTATTTGACAAGCAGAGCCTCCAGGGGAATCTTGCGTCGAGCAGACAAAAGAGGGAAGAAGATCAATCCCTCTCTGCGTTCGGCTTTGGAAGCGAGAGCAGACCTGTTGGAAGAGGAATAAGTGAAGAAAAACCTGCTGGATCTTTGACGGCAGGTATGTATCATCATGGCTCGATCAACAACCAATGCTTAGGAACCAATGCTCATTTGATTATGGAAAAGGGAATCATTCATGCTGAAAAGGTCGGACCCACTATGGGGGCAAGCGGTCCACCTTATTCTCGAACAGGAAACCAAAGGGTTGAGCATGAAGCGTTAGTTGTGCAAAAATCAGCCTTCCAGCAACAAGGCGTCGATTTATTCAATCAAGAGTTGACAGGAGATCTCCATTGCCCATTAAGAACAGCGGGAGGTCATGGCGCACCAGCAGTTATGCAGCAAAAAGAGGTGGCGGGTATTGTGAGCAAAGGCAATGGCGATATTTGGGAAACGCCAGAACGACACATGAGCCTTACAAGTGGAGGAGGATTAGCGGGGCAAGGTTATGCAGCAATTCGAGAAAATGCCATCGTTCGTAGGCTAACTCCACTTGAATGCGAACGGCTCCAAGGATTTCCCGATAACTACACAAAAGTTCCGTGGAAGGGAAAACCAGCAGAGGAATGCCCTGATTCACATCGATACAAAGGTCTTGGAAATAGCATGGCGGTTCCAGTTATGCAATGGATCGGAGAGAGAATTGATATGATGGACTCAGCAGACTTGTCAAATCGGAGCAAGCCGAAGGCAAGGAAGCAAATGACATTGTGGTGATATTATGGCTTTATTTGATCATTATCCACGGGAAATCGACATGAGGACTCGAAAGGTGATCACAAATAAGAAACAGTTGGAGCATTATCTCAAAACAACAAACGGCAAAGCCAATTTGACCACTACGGTGTATGGTTTTCGTGAATTGAAAACAAAGGGCAATCGTTGTGAGTATAGTACGGCAATTGTTCCTCACTTCGTCATGGACTTTGACGCTGATCAAGCGGTTAGATTGGAACAGATGCCCCTCTCCGATGCCCAAACGAAATGTTGTAGGGAGGTTGAACTGATGTCAAAAATGTTGAAGAGAAAGTCGATACAACATGCGATTTGGTTCACTGGCGGTGGATTTCATATATGGGTAAAACTCGATCAAACATACGACTTGCCAACTGTCGAAATGAATGATTTGTTATTCTCTGGAAGAATGGTGATAAATCAATGGGTCAAGCAATTCAATCTCATAACATTAGATCCGGTGGTTTCCTTTCGACCAGACCGCCACATAAGAATTCCAAATACTTTCAACTTCAAACGACAGTTGTGGGGGATTCCAGTAAATGTGGATGATCTTGAAAAGGGATGGCTTTTCATAGAGGAACAAGCGCATACGCCACGACCTGGCATGAAATTAGTCGAAGGTGGCGGCATGACAATTACGATCACAAAGCGAGATTCTCAAACAATGTTTGCATCTCAATATGATCAAAAATCAAAGACCTTTTCAATGGAAGATCTGGAAATCGATATTGCTAATATCAACAATATACCAATGCTTCCATGTTTATCTCAAGCAGCGTGTGAAGTTGGAAGCAACCCCCCCCATAAACCACGTTCATACTTAATGATGTACCTCATGGATTATTATCGAAACTTTGCAAGACCTCCAAAAACAAGCAAAGTGCCAAACCAACAGGTGATCGGACTCGCTCATGAATTTATCAAATCACTTAATTGGGCCGACTATAACCCAAATGAAACAATGAAGTATCTCCGCCATGGTGCAGATCGATACTACAAGACACCAACCTGTCCAACCATTTACGCAGAAGGCATGTGTGTAGGCAAATGCCCCTATTACGATGGGAAGGGCGCATGAAAATAGGTGATGACATGACAGATGACAAGATCGAGGAAATACGACGAAAGAAAGCAGAAGAAATGTTGAAACAACACCATAACAATGAGTTGCCTCCACAAATGCTTACTTGGTCATTCCGAGTGAATCCTCAATCCGGCTATTGTGAGATCATGCAATTTGATAACATGGTTTCTTTGACTCTTGATCCAAAGTGGGCGAAATTGGTTTGCGATATGTTGAACAGCCTCGAAATCGCTAAACAGGCGGAGGGCGTTGGCAATGAAGTGTGAAATGTGCGACAATGAGGTTGTTTCCAAGGTATCATATCATGTTCTCTGCGATGAATGCGGAGATAAACGCCGAAAGGCATATGCAATGGCGTTCCAGCAAAGAAAAGAGGAGGAGGAATGATGTCCGATCAACGCGTACTTTTTATCGACAATCGAGAGAGATCTGGTCTTGAAAAACTGATCATCAAATATCTCGACAAGAAAAATTTGAATCATCAAATGAGACAAACGATGATCACCGATTACTCTTTTGCAGACGTCGGAATCGAAGCAAAAACAATTCAAGACTACATGCAAAGCATGTATTCAGGACATCTTGAAAAGCAGTTGCAGAATTTGGAAGACAATTACAACCATGCATACTTAGTGATCCATGGGACTTTGGACAAGTATGTTGGATCTGCACGAAAGGGAGGGAGGAAAATACCTTTCCAACGTGCCTTCGCCTCATTTACAGGGTCTTTAGCAAGATATGCCACTGACTACGACATTTCGATCCTAACATTTGACTCAACCTCTCTCGCCGCTCGTTTCATTGCAAAGCGTTTTGAGAAACATGGAACGCTTGGATCATCCTCAACCTATCGGCTCCTTCGGAAGACCGCCACAGAAGACATGAGAATCGACATCCTCCAGGCGGCAGGATGTAGCCTTGCCATCGCCAAGAGGCTACTCGAAGAACATGGCTCGATCATTGAAATTGCTTCGCTCAGTGCCAAGGAATTGATGGTCACAGAGGGCATTGGAAAGGTTCGTGCAGATCGAATCGTTCGTGCGATTAACAGTGAAACAGAAGTTCCTCAAGAGCGCGTAAAGATGGCAAGAGCATGAGGCTTGATATATGACGCTCGCGTTCGCTTACCTTGCGACAGGTGAATCAAATGCTCATGAAACCATCAACCGACTCTGGAGAAAGAAAATGGGACGACTACACATTAGTCAAGTCCCCGTTTAAGGGAAGCAAATTCATTCGAGAATACATCGAACGTTTCAACACGGTGTCCTTTTTCAACGAATATGCTGGCTTGCTTTCACTGTTTTATGTCGTAGGCCAAGTCCTCGCACCCTATGTTCGAGTTCCAATACACGGAATGTTTCTCGACACCAGAGTGCATGTGTTTTGGATACAACAATCTCGAACAGGGAAGTCTGCTGCATATGAATTTACAAAGAAACTGCTGATCGAATGCGAGGTCGAAACCGCCAAATTCACATCTGGTTCGGACGCAGGTTTGCTTGGACACGTCGATGCTGAACCCGAAGTGGATGAAAACGGAAAGCCAACTGGCAAGACCAATTATGTGGTCACTAAAGGATTGCTTAATGGGTACAAAACTCTCCTTTTCGATGAAGGTAGTGTTTTGCTGGACGACAGAAAGGCGTATTTTTCAGAGAAGATCCTGTACCTGCAAGAAGCAATGGCCCCCATTGGTTCTGCCACAAATGATCTTTCAAAGGTATTGAAGGGCGCACCGATCAACATCGTTTCAGGAGTATCTCTTTGGGCGACAACTTTCCCCCCGAAGGACATCATGCACCATGTATTGGAGAAAGGGTTCTTCCAGCGTGTATTCTTGTATCAAAATGATGTCAGCAATGAGTTGCGTCAAACAACCAGTGAGCATCGTATCTCTGGAACTTATGTTCCCGTACCCGATAAAGTGTGGGGGTACTCGGAAATTGCAGAATTTATCTTGGATCGCAAGGATCAGGTTCGTGACAGATTGTTGAAGGCATCGGCTACGACTCAACAAGAATGGAACGAAATGGATGATAACGAAAGAGATTCAATCGCCAATCAATATGCATACGATCTGTTTGATGTGGGGGAAGGATACCATGCTGCTTTACTTAATGCAACAGCCGACTATTATGATTTGGTCAATGGCATCGCCAATCCAAATATCAAAGAAACAGCAACATCATTCATACCCAACATCGAAAATTATACGATTACATTCTCAAACATCATTGCAACGATAATGGGCAGCAAGATCATCACCGCTGATCATGTCATGATGGCAACTGAGATCATTTACGACAACATGCACAACCTAATCATATGGCTTGAGCAGAAGCAGGATTTCAAGGCGAAAAAGAAGCGTGATGCATCTTTGCACGAATGGAAGATTGCATATGGAAAGTGTAGCAGGATGGTTCATTCTCGATCAAAGCGTGAATGTGTGGCTAAGAAAGAACTTGAGAAGGTCTATGCTGTTGATCAAGGCGTTAGCACCAAAACGGCGGAACGACGCTTGAAGAAGTTATCCGAATCTCCTGACGCTGATCGTTTGATGGACGGGAGAAATGCATTCATTGCTTTGAACTGGTGATTTTATGAAGAAGAAAACTAAGAAATTTTTATCGAAGAAAAAGATTGTACCTATTGCGATTTTTTCGGATACCGACGCAAGTGATTTGGTGACAGGTTATAGCGTTCCTTCAAGGTTCAATTTAGCCGCAGTTGTGATCTGGAAAAATGATCGTTTTCATGTCTTTTCCGATAAAGGAAAGGCAGATGTATCGTATGTTCTTGAAGACAACACAAAGACCAACCCTCTTCCTCTTTGGGAATTGAAAGAATTCATCCAAGACTCGTTTTTAGTAGGCTATGATTTGGAAAAGTTTGGGATTCCATTGTTAGAGGAATATCTCAATGCAGAAGAGGATTTTGAACTAAATGTTGAGTATTACGATATTTTGCAGGAATCGTTCAAAGCATACGAAAAACACAGCGGGGAAGGAGGAAAACGATTCCGACTCTTTCAGTTAGCATTTTGGAATGCTTGTGAGAACTCAATAAATGTTGCAGATTTGATTGGATTTACGCATATGAAGATGATTCATTCATGGCATTATGGTCAAAGAAGAAAGGGGATAAAGAAGTTGAAAACGGAAGCAGTTTGGTGTGCTGAATTAGCGCATCGTATTTTCCGACGCCCACAAATACTGGTTCGTGATCACCGTACAAACAAAAAGGTGAGGATTCCAATTCAAAGCATTGGCAATTTGACGTCGGAAATTACTGGAGATTGAGGTTTGACGCCTTGGGCTTCTTCAACTGATTGAATAAAGTCATGACCGAGCCAATAGGGAATGACTGATCGCAAATGGAATTTGTCAATGGTTGGGCTTCCAGGGAAGAGGGTATTTGCTGGCAAATCTCCTACGCCTTGAATACCTGACTTCGATCCACGTGGAGCCTTTTCATAGAACTTACCACTGAGACTTCGAGGCAATCGTGGTCGTGGAACAAAGGTGTCGGGGAAATGTCCAAACAGATCCGTTGGTTTCAAAGCAGGAAGCGAACCTGGGGTCATCTCAAACAGATTTTCGTTTCGAGGAAGTCCAAAGAGGTTAGAGTGCGCGGGATCTCGATATGCTGCTGCATCGATGGTTTTCATTGGGAGATCCGATAATTCGTTCGTGTATCTTGCCCTGCCCGTCGCAGGGTTCTCATACACTTGATACATATCAGGATTCAAACTTTTTAGGTCATCAAACAATTTGCGAGATTGAGTCAATAAACTCATTCCCAATTCGCGTCGATCAATGGCCGACTGGATCTGTTCGTCGCCCATCGGTACAGGTTTTCCTCCTCTTCGAGTCATCATTGGTTTGCCTTGCATATCCAAATATCGTCCTAATTCATCACGCTCATACGAGTCTGGGCTTGAGGCTGCAACGTTGCCTGAGAATCCCAATTTGGATCCTTGGCCTCTGTTCTTGTTGTAGTGGGGTTTGACCCGATCCCAATGCCAACCAGTTGATTTGGTTTCATCCCAATCCTTCCCTGTCAAATCGGAATACTGATCCATCCACCTTTTATCCCAAATCCATCCTTTGTTTCCTGATGCAGTAGTGAATGCTTTGCAAGGAAAGGAAGCGACACCAGCGTCGATGCCTTCCCAATCGAAGTCATCCATGATCTCTTCTGCATTCATGTCCATGACATCTCGAATGTGATAATTTGGATCTCCTTGTTTCAATGATGGATCCAGTTCGTATGCTTGGACATTGTGTCCTCGTTTCTTTGCTGCTCCTCCCCATCCTCCTTCGCCCAAAAACTCAATCAGGGAGGAACCGCCTAAACCTGCGAAGAGTTCAGCAAAATTGAGCCGATCTGCTGCTTTGAGAAGTGCCTCAAATACTTCCTCAAAGACATCATCGTTCATCTCAATCATCTCTTTGTTGAGGCTCTTTTGCCACCTGCGCCTAACTGCCTACGCATGGCAGGTCGCACAGTTCCTCTGGATTTGTTTCTTTTGTACCGCCTTGCAGTACGGCCACGTTTGACCTTTCGACTTTGACTCCATGCCTTGGCTTTTCCTGCTCGTACTGGACGATCTCCGATGTTTGCACGGGTGTATCCTCGAAAGCGTCCTTTGACGATGGAGTCCCATGCTTGGTCAAATGCCTCAGTCATGCAATAAACCCCCATTGATCGAAGGGATAGGTTGAATCAGCGGCACAGGCTTCTTCCATACATGCTCACACAAAGGGCATTCCCACAAGAACATTCTGTCCCTACTTCCCGCATAGAAACCGTTTATGCGTACAGCGAGAACATCAGCGTTGCATTTTTCGCACGTTTGGCTAACCTTGTCTCGATATGCTCTTGACATTTTACCGCCTCATACGTGGGAAGCGTGAACATAGGTTATGACGACTTGTGTTGATTGATCTAACGGGGGGGGCAATGACAAAGGATCGGGCAGGGATAATCTCGAACCAACGTTATAGTGAAGGTTTTCAGCCAAACTTCCAAGCGATTCACCTGCCGCTCCATAGCAATCAACCCAAACGAGCGAAGTGAATCCGTCTTCTTCACTTACCAAAGGCCCAAATTTAAGATCCACTCCCCACCTAAGATCAAGTGGATGCCCTGGCGGATAAGCAATTAGAGGGGTCTTACTTGTCCGATGTATTGGCGTGATTTGATATTCTCCGCCTCCTCCAAATGGCCGTCCAAGCGATACATCGGATTGGAAAAATAAATGCGTTTGACCAGCACCTTGAGGATATTGAACAAATCCATCAGGATCGCGGGCATAAATTACGCCTAAGTTGGGGATGGGAAGGTTTGCTGCATTAAGTCCAGCGACGAAATCATTTCTCGTCCCAGATTTACTTCCATCGCTATGTTCCATGGCTGACAATGGAACGGGACCTGGGCGAATGAATGACCTCTTATCTTCAATTGCATGTATCACGGGATTGCTTGCTCCTTTGCCAACTCGAACAGATGCCAATATGGTGTTCTGCCTCACCAACTCTGCACTCGGAGAACTTGGATACAAGCCGGTTGCAGTATCGACATATGATCCATAAACGAATCCAACATTGTTAGGAAGACGAGGATCGACATAAACCAGGAGTATTGCTTCATCCCCTGGGTTTGTTCCATTTGGTATCGCTGCGCCATGGTATGAAGAGTGATAGTTTGTTGTAGCACCGATGTCTAAAACCGATCCCGATCCAATGTCATAAAACATACCGTCAAGTTGGGCAACACCAGTGTCCACATACAATTCCTTTGTCGATCCTAACGTGCCGTTTGGACGTACACACCCATTTCCGCTGATCGGATTGTTTCGGTCGCTTTCATCGTATCTGTTTAGGGTGATTGGGATAATCCCGTTCCCTAAACCGTTCTCAACAAAGTTGGTCAAAGATGGACTGGCAAGAACATCGGTGTCACGGAGTCCATCGTTTTGATATGTTGACGATGCGGTCTTTTCATGGCCTTCTGCCAAATTAGTGTTCGACATATCAACAATTCCACCGTTTCAATGCCGCACCCTTTGGAGTCATTTTTCCACCTTTACTGGTTGGACCTTTGACTCCACTCATTCGGGCGCAAAAGGACTTACGCCTCTTAGCCTTCTTTGATCCAGCCTTGAGTTTGCTT